CTTTTGTACGGGCATCAATATAAGCGTGGGCGGTTATGACAATTAAAACACTACTGCCGAGCAACGCCTCAAGGCTGGAAAAGGCACTGTCCGAATCGGCCTTTGATGCCGTGCCCTTGCCGCTGCGCGATTTATGGCGGCCGCAGCATTGCCCGGCCGGGTTGTTGCCTTATTTGGCGTGGGCTCGGTCGGTCGATAGTTGGTCTGATGATTGGCAGGAGTCGGAAAAGCGCGCAGTGGTGGCGTCGTCTTTTGAGGTGCATCGGCAGAAAGGCACGGTCGGCGCGATTAAAAGAGTGGTCGCGGCTTTGGGGTACGAGTGCAAAGTTACGGAGTGGTGGCAGGCAGGGGTAAACGGCCGGCGCGGTACTTTTGCATTGCAGGTGTTTGCCGCAAAGGCGGTATTGCCGGAAACCTATGCCGAGTTGGAGCGGCTGATTAACGAAACTAAGGCTTTGTCGCGCCATTTGACCGGAATCAATATCGGTGTGCAAACCTGCGGGGCAGTGTATGTGCATGCGGCGTCGCTGCTTGGTGATGCGACAACCGTTTATCCTTATCTGAATGCCAATGTCGAAACGGAGAGCCATATTCGGGCTGCTGTCACGTTTCAGGCGGCCGATCAAATTGTCATCTATCCAAAGGTATAAACAATGACACAAAAATATTACACATTATTGACCAATATCGGCGCGGCGCGCTTGGCTAATGCGGCGGCGTTGGGTAACAAAATCAACCTAACCGAAATGGCGGTGGGTGATGGCGGCGGTGCGGATGTTGTGCCGAATGCGGCGGCAAGGGGGTTGGTGCGCGAAGTTTACCGGGGTGCGGTAAACAGTTTGGAAGTTGATCCGAAAAATACCAATCAGATAATTGCTGAAATCGTGATTACTGAAGAAGTCGGGGATTTTACGATTCGCGAGGTGGGTATTTTCGATGCGCAGGGCAATTTGTTTGCTTACGGCAACCTGCCGGCCACTTATAAGCCGGTGTCGAGTAGCGGTAGCGCACGAACGCAAACCATCAGAATGGTTTTACAGGTGTCTAACAGCGATAGCGTTCGATTGAAAATAGATCCTGCTATCGTACTTGCTACGCGGGAATATGTAGATGCGGCGGCGAGGGAAAGGCTTGCCCGCGTCGGTAGCGTGGAAGAGTTGCGGTTGATGAATAAGGCCGGTGTGAAGAGTGTTTTTGTGCATGGCTATTATAAGGATCGCCCGGGAATCGGGGGCGGTATTTTTGTGGCGGATGATGCTGATAGGCAGACTGCCGATGATGGCGCGATGGTGATTGTGAGTGCGGATGGAACAAGATGGCGGCGCGCCGATAAGGTGTTGTCTGTCGAAATGTTCGGTGCTATCGGCGACGGAGAGTTGCATTTGTCGGCCGGCCGGTCGTTGGACGGTATCGCCATTCAGCGGTTTATCGATTATGCGGCGGCCAGCGGCGGCGCCAAGAAATGCTTGTTGCGCGGGCATTATGTGATTAATCACACGATTGTTTTAAAAAAACATGCCTATTTAATGGGTGATTCCGCGTGGACCAGTTTAATTGAAAAGGCGAGCGGCTTTAACGGTGATGCGCTGAAAACAGATGGATTTGATGCGCTTAAAGCCGCAGTCGGCAGTTTGGCCGATTGTCCTTATGATTTCGGCGTGTGCGATATTAAGTTTGACGGCCGGTATATAAGCAACAGTGGGGACGCATACATCAACACCTCCGGCGGCGGTCTGAAAATCATCGGCACGCAGTTTAAGTTGGTGGCAACCGTATTTAATCAGGCGGGTGTAGGTGTGTATTTATCGGGTAAAGGCGAAGAAACCGTAGAGCGGTATCGCGACGGCAAAATATCTTTACGCATCGATACGACAAAGGATGAAGGGTTTATTTTTGCGGGTCCTCATGATTTGAAGATAGATAAAGTGTTTTGCCGCCGCGCAGGCGCCGTATTGTCTAATGATCCGAAGAGGTGGACGTTATGGGCTACCGAAAACTACCCGTCAAAGCAGCGGGTGGACGGCATCGTGTTTGAAACGGCGGGCGAGATCGATTTAATTCATTCGTGGGGACATGAAGCGGGCTATGGTGTGGCAGTAAACGGCGGGCGGCTTAATGCGGATTTAATCATCTCCGAATCTGCGATCGGCGGCATCGATTTTTCGGGCGGTGCCTACGGAATGATTGATAAATTGAGGGTACACAATATTAAAGGCGGCGTTGCCTATCAATCACCCTCGCACGCATCGGCAGGTACGATGCCGTCGGTTAACTACAATACGTCCGGGCATTTTGCAATCAACTCTTTATCGTGTCAGCGCAGCGGCAGCGGCCAGACCGGGCAGGATGAATTAAGAATTGAGCGCGGCAGGTTGATTATCGGCAATATGACGCTTAACGGGCACGCCAAGCCGGGGCACGGCATTAAACAGAACGGCGGGGTGCTTGAGATTGCCAACCTTGATGTGGATAACATCAAGGGCAATGCGGCTGATGGCAATGCCAGTGCCGCGTGGGTGGGAAATGCTACGGGGAATTATGCTTATGCCAAAATCAGCGGCTTTGTCAGTAACTCGGATGTAGGCATTCGTAAAGTGAAAAATATGCAGGCGGAACGTATTGACTTGCAAATGCGTAATGTGGCAACGCCGTGGGGTGGGGTTAAAAAGAATAGTGCCGCCCAGCGGTGGCAGATTGATGCTGTGGGTACGGTATCGAAGTCATCTAGATTTGTGGGTGCGGTCGAATTTAATCCGCTGTCGACGGATGTGCAGAAAGTCAAGATTGCGCACGGCTTGTTATACGGGCCGAATATATCCAACGTTCAGGTAAGTGTGGCGGATAGTCCGACATCGATTATTGATTCGCCGGCGGAATACGCAAGCATTGCGGTTTATGAAGTCGATGATGAGTTTGTGACTATCGGCATGAAGTTGAAGGTGCCCGGAACGCTGGATACCACGCCGAGGATTAACATTCATATGGAGGTGTAAGTAATGGCTGTATATCGTGCTGTAAACAGCGAGGGGCAAACGCTGTATAAATCAACCGCGCCTTTTGCGGCGGATTGGTTGGCGGAAAACGGGTATCGGATGGTGTGTGAGAATTCGGCGCCTGATGAGGGTGGTTCGGCGGTTGAAGGGAAAAAGCGGCGCGATGTAAAAAAAACCCTTAACAGATAGGGATGTAGCCGCAGGATTTAAATTTAAGCATGATGGTATCTAGTTTGTTTGATAAGGAATGAATAATGACAGCAAGCCGACACCACGGCATTACCGCGAATGAGTTTACCGGCGGGGTACGCCATATTTCCGATATTTCCACTGCCGTTATCGGCATGGTTTGCACGGGTGATGATGCGGATGCTACGGCATTTCCGTTAAATCGGCCGGTTTTTCACGCATCGGCTTATGATGCCATGTCAAAGGCCGGCACGAAAGGCACTTTGGCAAAGTCGCTGGATGCGATTGTCGATCAGGCTGATGCGCAAGTTGTGATTGTACGGGTGGCGAATGATAGAAACGCCGAAACGTTGAAAGCCAATGTGATCGGCACGGCCGAAGGCGGTGTTTATACAGGCTTGAAAGCATTGCGCCAAGCGAAAGCCTACACCGGCTTCACGCCGAAAATTTTGGGCGTGCCGGAATTGGATAGCCAAGAAGTTGTAACCGAGCTGGCGGGATTGGCGCAGGCCACGCGCGCATTTGTGTATGCGTCGGCCGGGGATAATGCCGATATATCCCAAATCAAAGCATACCGCCAAAATTTCGGGCAGCGGGAAGTGATGCTGATCGATAACGAGTTTATGGCGTTTGATCCGGGCGCTTCGGCATCGGCAACGGCGGCCACGATCGCCCGTGTGCTGGGTGCGCGCGCCAAGCTGGATGCGCAGGTGGGTTGGCATAAATCCATTTCCAATACCGTTATCAACGGTGTGGATGGTCTGAAATATGCGCGCAGCTTTGATTTGCTGGAAAAAAACTGCGAAGCCAACACGCTGAATAACGATGACGTTACCACGCTGATTCGTGAAAGGGGTTTCCGAATTTGGGGCAACCGCACATGCTCGGCAGATCCGATGATGGCGTTTGAAGTGGCGGTGCGCTCGGCGCAAGTTATTCAGGAAACCATTGCATCCGCCTTTTTATGGGCGATGGATAAGCCAATGCATCCCAGCTTGATTGAAGATATTGTGATGGGCATTAATGCCAAGCTGGCGGAGTATGTCAACAAAGGGTATATCCTCGGCGCGCGCGTGTTCCTTGACCGTAAGAAAGTTACGCCGCAGGCGGTGTCTGCCGGGCAGTTTACGTTCAGCTATGAGTGGACGTATGTGCCGCCGTTGGAAAACATGGTGTTCGAACAGCACAATACCGATACATTCTTTGTGAACTTGGTGGATAAGACTATCCAGTTTGCCAACAACATCAAGCCGACAACCGTTTAACAAAAGCCTGTCTGTTTCAGACAGGCATTGAAGGAATCAGAAAATGAAAATGCCTAAAATCCTAAAAGGCTTTAACGCCTTTGTCGACGGCGAAAACCAATACGGCGTAACCGTCGATATTAACCGCCCGAAAATCGCCCGCAAAACGGAAGACTACACCCCGGGCGGCGCAATGGGAGAAATGACAGTCGAACACGGATTTGAAAAGCTGGAGATGGAAATCACCAGCAAAGGTTATGACGCCGATATGTTGAAATCCATGTCATCCAGCATCAACGGCAAGCTAATCCGTTATCAAGGCGCCTTGCAGGAAGAAGACGGCAGCGGCTACCGTGAGCTAAAGGGCGAAGCGCGCGGCCGTATTATCGAAGCCGATCCGGGCAGTGATAAACAGGGTGAGGGTGGCGAGCACAAATTTAAAATTGCTTTGGTGTATTGGAAAGAAACGCTCGACGGCGAGCCGATTGTCGAGCTGGATATTATGGGCAACAAAGCCGCTTTCGGCGGCGTGGACGAACGCGCCGGGCTGCGTAAAGCATTGGGTATGATGTAACGACTTGCCCGCCGCCCCTGCGCAAAATTGTGTACGCGGCGGGAATTATTCAGGGGTTAAAAAATGAGCCAAACCATTAAAATCAATCAGGATAACACCTTAACCGTAGCCGTTTCTTCGGGCGAATCTTTTGTTTTGCGCGAGCCGCTGGCAAAAGACATGGACGGATTAGGGCAGGATTTGCTTAAAATCAAGCACACCGATACCGTGCAAAAGCTGCTTGGGCGCATCAGCAGCCCGCCGTTAACGCGCCTGCAATACGGTAAATTAAGCCTGTCGGATGCGCAGGTGTTTAATACCGCATTGGATTTTTTTTCAGCGCCGCCTTCAGCCAAAGCGGAGATTCGAGCGTCTTTGCAGGAATTGGGCTACCTGTCGGATTCCGAATCGGCGCTTGCGGCTTCGGGCGCTGTTTAGCCGGGCAGCCTGATCTTTACCAGCAGGCGGAAAAAGAAGAATTGAAATTTTTTAATGCCGTTGCCGATTGCCTTGCCCAGTGTGCGGCAACATTCGGCGGCGGCATTGATGTTTACGGCAGGCTGGCTTTGCTGGATTTGTTGCGTTGGACAAACCGCGCAGTGAAGATGCAGGGCGGTAGCGAGGAATAGAAAAAGCCGCCTAGCGGCGGCATGGGCGCATCAGCCCGGATTAATACCGAGCATGGCCATGATGAAAACGGCGGCAAACGTCAAACCGATAACCAGCAGCCCGCCGAAAATGCCGAATAGGAAAAGCGCACCTAAGCTGGAAAAGAGTCGAAAATAGTTCATAAGGAAATTTAAAGATGGCTAACGATCTTGTGTTGAATATTATTATGAAAGCCAGCGATAAGGCAAGCAAGGAGTTTGAGAAAGTACGGCGCAACAGCCAAGGCTTGTCCGGCGAGCTGGGCAGGCAGCAGCTTGCATTGAAGAAGGTGGAAGCGGCGCAGAAAAAGCTGGAGCGCGCAGGCAAAGTGCGCAATAACTTGTCGGGTTTGGCGGCCGATTTGGGCAAGGTGCGGATGCGGCAGAAAGAATTGCTGGCGGAAATCCAAGCTTCGGGCAGGGCTACCGCCAAGCAGCGTGCAGAGATGCAGTCGTTGGCCAAGCAGGCGGGCGCGGTGGCGGCCAAGCAGGCCAAATACCGCAAAGAATTGCAGGAGCTGAATCAAGAGCTGAAGCAGGCCGGCGTATCGGGCGGCCATTTTAAGCAGCAGCAGGCGGCATTGGCGGCGGCCAGTGATAAGGCTGCCGCTGCGATTAAAAGGCAGCAGGCGGCTTTGGATAGGCTGGATAAAGCGCAGGCAAGGGTTCAGAAAGCGGCGGAAATCCGCGATCATGCGGCTAAGGTGTCGCTGGTGGCGGGCGGTGCGGCGTTTGCGGCGGGGCGCGCATTGTCGGTGCCGGTAAAAGCCTATGCGGAAAGCGAAAGCGCAGGCATGGATTTGCGCGTCGCCATGATGGACAAAACGGGCAAGGTAGCGGCGGAGTATGCAGAGATTGATGCGCTGGCAACCAAGCTTGGCGATAAGCTGCCCGGCACGACGGCGGATTTTAAAAACCTGATGACCATGCTTATTCGGCAGGGTATGAGCGCCCAAACCATACTTGGCGGCACGGGTGAGGCGGCGGCATTGTTGGCCGTGCAGCTTAAAAAATCGCCCGAAGCGGCGGCGGAAATGGCGGCCAAGCTGCAAGATGCCACGCGCGGCACCGAAAGAGAGATGCAGGGCATTATGGATAGCGTGCAGCGGCTGTTTTATGCGGGCGTGGATGATAATAATATTTTGGGAGCATTTTCCAAAATGTCGCCGGTGTTGGATATTCTGGGCATCAAAGGCGAAGCGGCAATGAGGAAGCTGGGGCCGCTGGTCGGTATGCTCGATCAGTCGGGCTTATCGGGTGACAGTGCGGGCAATGCTTTGCGCAAGGTGTTCGACCGGGCGATGTCGCAAGACGTGCAGAAAGCTGTTGCCAAGGCCAAAAAATCGGGCATGGTGGGCGCCGATTTCAGCTTGGATTTTACCAACGGCAAAGGCGAATTCGGCGGCATGGAAAAAATGTATCAAGAGCTGGCCAAGCTGAAAGGGCTAACCACGCAGGCGCGCGGCGAGTTGCTTAAAAGCATTTTTAAAGAAGACGCTGAAACCACGCAGGCATTAAACGTTATGATTGACAAAGGCCGGGCGGGCTATGAAGAATTTGCCGCCAAAATGGCGGCGCAGGCTTCGCTTAAGCAGCGCGTTAACGAGCAGCTCGGCACGCTGTCGAACCTGTGGGATGCGGCCAGCGGCACGGGCATGAATTTTTTGGCGGCGATGGGCGAATCGGTATCCGGCGAGCTGAAAACATTGGTGGAATGGATAGGCAATATCAATGAAAAATTAAGCGTATGGGCGAAAGAAAACCCGGAAGCTGCCAACGCTTTAATGAAGGTTGCCGCCGTGGTTACCGTGGCTGTGGCGGTATTGGCCGGTTTGAGCGCCGTGTTGGCGGCGGTGGTTTTGCCGCTGGCTTCGTTTCACTATCTGCTTACCGCATTAAAGGTGGGGCAGTTTGCCACGCAGTTGGGTAGCTTGGCAAAGGTATTTGCCGTTGTGAAATCGGCTTTATCGGGCTTGACGTTAGGGCTATGGGGATTTGCCAAAGCGGCCGTCGTGTTTTTGTTTACCAATCCTTTTGGCTGGGCAATTCTGGCTGTGGGTGCGCTGGCTTTGCTGTGGTATAAGTGGGATACAGTAAAAGCCGCGCTGCTGGCGGGTTGGCAGGTTATTAAAAACACCTTTCGCGATAATCCTATTTTGGGGTTTGTGATGGGGCCGATTGGGGCAATCGGCACGCTGATTGCTAATTTCGATCGTCTGAAGGCTAAAGCTATTGAAGTGAAAAACGCTATTGCCAACAGCGGTATAGGTCGTGCTGTAAGCGGCGCGTACAATACGGTTAAAAACTGGGCGGGTTTCTCGCGCGGCGGCTATACCGGCGCGGGCGGCGTGAATCAGGCTGCCGGTATCGTACATAAGGGCGAAGTGGTGTTTTCGCAGCGCGATGTTGCCAAATTCGGCGGCTGGCGCATGGTGGAAGCGATCCGGCGCGGCGGTGCGGGTATGCTGGCATTGGCGGCGGATAAGCTGGGCGTAGGTGCGCAGGGTCGGCCGGTGTTGTCGGGCGTGGTGCCGGTGCCTTCGGGCGGGTTTGCCCGTCCTGCTGCCGGTGCGGTATCGGTGGGCGGCGATACGGTAAGCATTCATGTGCATGCTGCGCCGGGAATGAGCGAGCGCGCATTGGCCGATAAGGTGGTCGATATTTTAAACCGGCGCGAGGCGGCAAAAAGGCGCCGCGCCAACAGCAGTTTTTTAGACAGGGATTGATTATGGTGATATTGGCGGCATTGGGCATGTTTGTTTTTACCACGCACAGCATCCCGTTTCAGGGCTTGGAGCGCGCGCAAAATTGGAAGCATCCGCATCAGAATGTGGTGGGCGATTATCCGCCCAGCCAGTACACCGGCAAAGAGCCGGAGGAAATCAGCATCAGCGCCGAGCTGCGCCCGGAAGTAACCGGCGGCGTATACAGCATTCGGGATTTGCGCGAAATGGCGGATACAGGCGAGCCGCACCCGCTGATACTGGGCACGGGAGAGGTGTTGGGCAGCTTTGTGATTACATCCATCAGCGAGAAGCGCAGCGAGTTGAATAAGGATGGCAGCCCGCGTGCCATTGCGTTTAGCATGGGTTTGAAAAAAGTGTCTGAAACCGCTGTGGGGATGCGCGATAAAAACCTGCTGCTGGCGGCCGGAATGGTGCGCAAGATTACGGGGATTTGATGATGCTTGAGCAATTGCAAAGCCGTGCGGTAAAGCTGTTTGACGCCTTGTATGATTCGGGCGGCAAGCATTTAACGCCCGTGGCGGAATTAACCATAAACGGCCGGCCTTTCGGCACGCTAACCATGAGCCGGATTATCAGCATCGAGCTTACCGACAAGCGAGGATTTGAGGCGGATGAGTTAACCGTTCAGCTGAATGATTATGACGGTGCGCTTGCCATTCCTGCTGTGGGCGATAAAATCACCCTTGCGCTGGGTTATAAGGAAACCGGGGTGGTGGATAAAGGCGAATATCTGTTTTCGGAATTTACCGCCAGCGGCAGCCCGGATACCTTGAGCATCACCGCCCGATCAGCGGATTTGGCCGAAACATTGGCCGAGCAGCAAGAAAAAAGCTGGCATAAACAAACCCTGTATCAGATTGTGGAGGCGATAGCAAAGCGGCACGGCTATCAGGCCGTGATTGCCGATAAATACCGAAACGAAAAAATCGACCATATCGACCAAACCAACGAAAGCGATGCCGGATTTTTAACGCGGCTTGCCGAGCAATACGATGCCATTGCCACGGTTAAGGCGGGCAGGTTGCTGTTTATCCCGGCAGGCGAGGCGCAAACCGCCGGCGGCAAGCCGATTGAGCCGCTGCATATCGTGCGCGCGGCGGGGGATAGCCATAGCTTTACCTATTCGGCCACCAATGCTTATCAAGCCGTGCGCGCTTATTACACCGATAAGCAAACCGGCCGGAAAAAAGAAGTGTTGGTTAATCAGGATAATGCCTACCCGAAAAAAGAAACGGCGCCGCCGAAGGGTAAGCCTAAAGGAAAAGGCAAAAAGCCCGAAGAAAAAGCCCGCAAGGTGGATACCACCGGGCAGAAAACCAAAACCCTGCGCCATCTTTACGCTACCGAGCGCAGCGCATTAAACGGTGCGCGCGCGGCCTATAAAAAGCTGAAGCGCGGCGTGGCGGAATTTTCCATCACCCTTGCCGCCGGCAGGCCGGATATTTACCCGGAAACACCGGCTACCGTGCAGGGCTTTAAGCCCGAAATCGACAATGAAAACTGGCTGATAATAGAAGTAGCGCATAGGCTGGATGACGGCGGCTATACCTGCGCCGTTAAGCTGGAAGCGCATGCCGCGCTGGATGGCGTGGTGGAAAACAATGAATAGAAATGCCTATTTGGATGAGTGTGTAAAAATACATATTGAGCTTGACTTAGGTTGCTTGATGTGTAAAAATACACACATCTAAAACAAACAAGGAAGGAAAATGAAGAGTAGCGAACTCATCGCCATCATCGAAGCCGACGGATGGAAGCTGGTAAGAGTGAAAGGCAGCCATCATCAGTTTAAGAAAGAAGGCGTTAACCACCTGATAACCATCAGCCACCCGGAAAAAGACGTATCGCGCCATCAGGTGGCGGATGCAAGAAGGAAATCAGGATTGAAGTTTTAACGGTATGCCCCGCAAGGGGCTATCGGCTACGATTCATTTTTTTTAGGAGGTAAAATCATGATTTATTATCCGGTAGCCATTTTTAGGAGTGACGGCGAAGCGGGCTACGGTGTCATTATTCCCGATCTGCCCGGCTGTTATCCCGTGGGCGATACCGTCGAAGAGGCATTGGCAGATGCCAAAGGGGCGGCATTGTTTCACATTGAAGGCAGCATCGAAGAAGGTTTGGGGTTTGAAACCCACCCCAAAAGCATTGAAGAGCATCGCGCCAATCCGGACTATGCGGAGGCAGTATTGTGGGCGATGATTGAGATCGACGAAACGGCTTTTACCAAGCAAACCCGTTTTAACGTGAGCTGGCCCGAATATCTGTTGGAACAGGTTGACCGATATGCGGCGGCCAATCATGAAACCCGCAGCGGTTTTTTGGCAAAAGCCGCCCAAAGCGCCATGAGGCGAAATGCCGTCAAGTAAGCAGGATGTAAGAAAGGCCGTCTGAAAGCAGGCGGCTTTTTTAGCTTCATCATGCGAAAAGTTTGCTTTGCTGTATCCTATGGGATACAATGATGAATAAAGAAACAGGGTGCACATATGAATATTATCGAGCAGACCGAGCATTTCGCCTCATGGCTGAAAAGCCTGAAAGATTATCAGGCCAAAGCTGCCATATTGAAGCGCATCAAACGCATGGAAAGCGGATTGTTCGGAGATGTGAAAAGCATTAAAAACGGTTTGTTTGAAATGCGTATCGATGTGGGGCAAGGCTGGCGCGTTTATTATTTCAGAAGCGGCGAAACCGTTTATCTGCTGATACACGGCGGCAGCAAATCAGGGCAGCAGGCCGATATAGAGCAGGCATTGGCTATGAAGCAGGCTATACAGGAGGGAAAAAAATGAACATCCGAAGATTCGATATTGCCGAATATCTCGACAGCGAAGAAATGATTGCCGCCTATCTTTCATCCGTATTGGAAGACGGCAGCGCAGAAGAATTTATCGCCGCATTGGGCGATGTGGCGCGCGCCAGAGGCATCAGCGAGTTGGCGGAGAAAACGGGATTGGGGCGCGAAAGCCTGTATAAAACCCTATCCGGCAACAGCAAGCCGCGTTTTGATACCGTGTTGAAAATCGCACGCGGTTTAGGTTTGGAATTAAGCCTTACCGCACATGTTTGAACTTGTGCTTGGTAAAACAAGGCCTGTCTGAAATTTCAGACAGGCTTTATTAGTTTGTTAGGTGTAGTAAATTTCGCCGGTTTGAGTGTCTGTTATAGTGTTGTGAATACGGTCAAGTCTGAAGGTTCGGTTTTCACGTTTTGTCATGTCGTAACCGTCTAGGTATGTTCTGCCGCACCGCGAAACTCTTATTGTTCGCATAGAGGTTTCCCCTTTCCCATTTGTGTAGCCAAAACAAACAATAGAGCCTGTGGGCGGCTTCCCTTTCGCGGAGCGGTTTTGGGGATGTGATGAAAAATTACGGTTATATGTGGGTGTGGCGGGTGTTGGTTTGTCGGAATTTGTAGGCGTTGTTTTGTTTGATTCTTCGCTGGGAACTTGACTGGTGGATATTAAGCCGATAAATATAAAAATGCTGCCTAAGATAGCCCACGGATGCAGAAAAGGAAGCATTATAATGAGTAAAGCGTTACCTGATAGGGTTGCTTTAGGCCAGTTGTTTTTACCCGCATAGTAAAGCTCGTGTACAGGTTTCCATGAGCAAATAATGCTGATAACAGCCATAATAATGCTTGATATGAAAAGCAGCATAATTTATCCCTTAATGTTTTGCAATGTGAGTCGTTTAGATAAAACAAAGCCTGTCTGAAATTTCAGACAGGCTTTTGGGTTATTGGATGGTGCAGTCGGCCAGCATGGGGGTTCCTGCTACCTCACTGTTGCCGATGCAGGTTAGGTTGATTTTCTGCCCTTTTTTGAGATTGGCGGCTTTGTCGTGTTCGGTTTTGGCAAGATGCGCCTGCGGGCGGTTGAACATATCCATATCGCCGCCGGCTTTTAGGGTGAGGAATGGGTTGTCTGAAAAATCGGCGTCGATGCTGGCGATGGTGGCGGCGATGTGCAGGGTTTTGCCTTTGAATTTCTTGTTAGCCCCTACTTCGTTTTCTTTGTAGGCTTTTAGGAGTTCGTTTGCCGTGGTTTTAATAGGCGGTTCCGCAGGTGCGGCGGCTTCGGTCGGAGGGGAGGCGGTTTGTGTTGTTTCCGGTGTGTCGCCGCATGCAGAAAGAAAAATGAGGGAGGAAGTGCAAACAAGCGGGAAAAGAAGTTTGTTCATGATATTTCCTTTGTAAGTGTTTAAAAGGAGCGCCTTACGGCACAGGGTAAACCGTGTTGTTATTTTTGTGTATTTTATTGCCGTATCAAGACACGCGGCCGATTTTGGTATGGCACGCGCCGATGATGGCGAATTGGCTGTCATCCAGTTGGCTAAGGTCGAGTATTTCGGGTTGGTAGAGCGGGTTGTCGCTGCTGATGCGTAATGAGCCGTTTGCCAGCCATTGTAGGCGTTTGATGCGCAGGGCGTCGCCGATGCGTAATACAAACACGCCGTCGCCCTGTTGGGCGGCGCGGTTAACCAATACGATGTCGCCGTCGATTAAGCCCGGCTGCATGCTGTCCCCTTTGATGGGCAGGCAGACCAGGTTTTTTTGATTTAATCCCTCTTGTTTGAGCCATGCGGTATCAAACGGCACATGTTGAATGATGTTTTCGGTATCAAAAAAGCTGCCGTTGCCTGCTGATGCGGGCGTGTCGTAAAGCGGTACTGGGGTGGTATTGCTTGTGTCTGAATTTATTATAGGTGATTCAATAAATTTACCTGTTTGTGTGACGAAATCTGCATTTAGGTATGCTTTATTGAAGTAATTCGGGTCAATCGCTCGGTAATGATTGTCTCCGTCTACATCCCCAAATAATAACCAATCAACTGGAACTCCTGTTGAAAGTGAAAGATCTGCGCAAAATGCGTATGGTATTGAATTTCTTTTTATAGCGCTGCTAATTCCTGATTCAGACATACCGGTTTTAAATGAAAGTTCTTTGGATGTTTTGACACCAAGGACTAATTTTATCCTCTCAAACACATCTGAAGCTGTACTTCCGTAAAAAAAATCTGCATTCAAAATAATAACCTATGAAATATATTTGCAATCTGCAAATATTATGTATTGCATAGTTCTCAAAATGAGAATAATATACAGCCACTAATACGCAATTTGTTAATGAAAGTTACTAGCCAATATTAGAGGTTATTATAAGATGAGTGTTAAAAAAGTCAATAAAGATGCTCTAGACGATCAAGCGCGTTGTCAATCTGCTGCTGTTTTTCAGGCAGTTATCTCAAAAAAAGAACATGCTGAATTGATTAGAGAGGCTGCTGAATTAGTAGGAGCTTCTGTCTCGGGATTTATGCGTGCTTCGGCGGTAAAAGAAGCTCGTAGAGTAATCAAGCAATTTAAGAATTTCTGATGGCAAAGTAAGGGTGAAGAAATGAGCGGCAAAAAAATCAACCGCCGCGCCATGCGCCGGCTGGATCGGAATGCGATGCGGATTGTTGCGAAGCTGTCGGTGGCGCTGAAGCGGCCGGGTAAGGCGGTGGATGATGGCGCTGAAAAACCGTAATCAGCATGATCCCGACCGTTTCCGTATCGCCCACGCCTGCCCGGTGTGCGGTTCGCCCTGTTTGGTGCGGGGCAGCGACCGGCAGACGTTGGTAAGCCGGATGAGTTTGCTTAGATGCAGTAACCCTTCCTGCGGGTGGTCGGGTGTGGCGGTTACGGAGATTGTGCGGACGATTTCGCCGGCTTCCAAGTTTTACGATAAGTCGAATCAGCCGCCGGAGGTAGACGGAAAGTATGAGGCGGCGGTGCGCGCGGAGCTGGAGGCGGCGGCGCAAGAGCAGTTGATTTAGAGGGGGCGGAATATGGAAATGATGATGGTGAGCGGCAGGAAATTTAAGAGCAATGCGCAGGCGCTTGCGATGGGCAGCATTGCCCGCTGTTTAAACAATGCGCCGCGTGTGGAGGTAAATGCGCCGAAGCCGCAGCCGCTGCATTGGTCGCAGCAGTTGCCGATGTTGCCGGAGCATGAGCGCACCGAGGTGCTGGCGGAAAAGCTGTTAAGCCGCAATCAGCAGATTGTTTTAGGCGGGATTATCGAGATGCTGAAGGAAATGGGCAATATGGCCGCCGACATCAATATTCAGGCGGGGGCTTACGAATTACCGCTGCCGCCTTTGCTGATGGATGATGTGCGGGCTTATTCGGGTGCGATTTATCGGGCGCTGGAGGATGCGATGTTGGCGGCGGATAAGCTCGGGCAGGATAAGGCGGCGGATGTGCTGGAGCGGGCGCGCGAGCTGCGTGATTTTAAGAAACGGGTGATTAAGCTGTCGGATAAAAGACGGCAGGCAACGGGTTATTTTGATAAAGCTAAGGGGTTTGAACATGACTAATTGGGATTTGGAAAAGATTAAAGAGCGCGTGGAGGCGATGAAAGAAATCGCTATCGGCGAGGTGATGAAGAAATATAAGGATTGGTTGGCGGTGGCGCCGGCGATGAATGGTCTGATCCGGGAATGCCTGTCTGAAAACGCGGGTGTGCGGTTGGCGGCTTTCAATGCTTATGCTTATCCGGCGGTGGTGGTGGAAACGGATAGTGATGAAGGCGAGATAGCGGCGGAGCGTGTGATGCGCGGGTGGTGCGAAAAAGAGGGATTCAGGGTATCGCGCGGCGCGGCATCTTACGAGCGGAAAAGTAATGCGGTGTGCTATGTGTTCCGCAAGCCTTTGGATGATGGGGATCAGTATTTTTTGGTGCGCTTGGTGCGCAAGTAGAGGGGAACGGCAATGTTGGTGAGGATAACAATGTGGTTGGCGCTGTTTGCTTTGTTTGCGGTGTTGGCGGCTACGGGTGCGGCGGGTGCGGATGACTATAAGTTAATCAGCCCGCAGCCTGCGGATGATACGGCGGCGCGCTTGGTGCAAATGGATGCGGCGGCGCGCGCGGCGGAGATTGAGGTGTTGCGGCAATATGAAGCGGTTGATTTTGATTGGGTGAAAGGGGTGGTTTATGAGCCTGTGGAAGATGATACAAGCGGCGGTTGATTGGTTGGTGGGCTTGGCTTGCGAGCTGGGTGTTTATGAGTTTTGGCGGAGAAAGGCGGGTGATTGAGATGGGTATGTTGGTTTTTGTGTCGGTAGCTGCGGCGGCGTGGCTTGGATTGAAGTGGGTGTTTAAGGAATTGGAAGCGCATTTGGATAGCGGTGATGATCATCATCCGGACTAAGGAAAAGGAGCGGGAAAATGGCTGTGTATCGCGTGATGAATTATGAGCCGGAAGGTGAAGATGTGGAGATCGGCACGCTTGAAACCGTTGCCGGTGGCGAGGTGGTGGTGGATGTGTTGGGCGTCAGCGGCGGCAAGGCGGCTAATTTGAATATTGCGTTGTGCGAGCTGCGCGAGGGTTGGGGCTGGCCGGGGGCTTATTTGGAGGGGAAATGATGGATTTGGAAGGGAAATTGGTCTTGGATCCTTGTTGTTCGGGGAGAATGTTTTGGTTTAATCGTAATCATCCTGCTGTGGTCTTTGGGGATATTAGAAGGGAATCTATTGTTTTATGTGATGGTCGGGAATTTGATGTTGATCCTGATGTGCTGATGGATTTTTCTGATATGCCGTTTAATGATGGGTCTTTTAGGCTGGTTGTGTTTGATCCGCCTCATTTGAATCGGGCGGGGAATGGATGGTTATCTAAAAAGTACGGGCGGTTGGATGGTGATTGGATGTCTATGTTGGAGCGTGGGTTTTCGGAGTGTTTTAGAGTATTGATGCAGGGCGGCGTTTTAGTATTTAAGTGGAATGAAGTACAGGTCCCGGTAGCTCAAATATTGAAGCTTGCTAAAGTACCACCGTTGTTTGGTCATAAGTCAGGGAAAAGATCGGATACACATTGGATTTGCTTTATTAAACCTGAATGATTGGTTTGTTGTGAACTTTGAATATATTAAGCGGTTTGAGGAACCCACCAAATCGGCGCGCGAATTGATCGATCTGTTGCCGAAAACCATTGGCAGCCGGGTGCGTAAGCGTTGGCTGGAGATGGCGAATCAGGCGCCGGCGGTTAATGGTTTGGGTGTGACTGTACCGCCGCATTGGCGCAGCAGTGATGCCGATCTTTATGTGGTGGAAGTGGTGAGGCCGTTTCGTAAGAAATGGACGATGCCGCTTGATAGCTCGGCTACTGATGAAGAGGTATGTGCCGAGGCTAAGAAACTGGCGGAGGAAAACCGGCAGTTTTGGAATGAGGTGATGGCTAAGGTGCAATACCTTAAGCAGTTGTTGCGCGGGCAGGATGAATTGGAAACGGCGCTGCATGTTGACGGCTTGATGATGGCGAAACTGCGGCAGATGGCGGAAAAGAGCGCGGCGCGAGGTGTGCCGGTCGATGATTTGCTTGCTGATAAGCAGGTGCGGGTAAAGGCAATCGCCGCGCGTTTGTGTGATGAGCAGTTTTGCCGCCGCCGCTTGCGCCGGGTGTTTGGTCGGGTGCGTGAGGAGATTTTGCGCAATCATTTTTTGGAGGTCAGTAACCGGCGCGGGCTGTATGTGTCGCATGAGGCTTTGCTGGCCCGGAAGAATCAGCGGGCAAGGAATGCGGCGGTGTTGGAAGCGGTGTTGATGATTAATGAGCTGGCGCAGGAATTTAAGCTTGCCGAGCTTATGGAAAAATCAAACGCCAATCCGGCGATTCGGCGGGCGGAATTGATGGTGCGGATTGCCGGGTTTGAGCAGATTGCAAAAGATTTGGGGCATGTGGGGGAATTTATTACGTTAACCTGCCCGTCGGCTTATCACGCGGTGCATTATAAATCGGGCGTAAAAAACGATAAGTTTAATGACACGACGCCGCGCGAAGCGGCGCAATATCTTAACAGGGTGTGGGCGCGCATCCGTGCGCAGTTGGCTAAAGAGGAAATCAAGATTTACGGCTTCCGTGTGGCGGAGCCGCATCATGACGGCACGCCGCATTGGCATGGTTTGTTTTTTATGCAGAAAGATAAGGTGCAGCGATTCCGGCAGATTGTGGCAATGCATGGTTGCCGGCAGGATGCTAAGGAGCTGGGATTGAAATATTTTAAAACGGCGGCGGCGCGGCGGGCGGCGGCAAAGCGGATTCAGGATAAGCAAAAGGCTTGGATGCTGCCGCGAGGTATGAAGCCGCAGACGCTGGCGGAGATTGAAAAAGATTTGGCTTTGGAAGCGGAGTTTTGGGGCAATGCGGATTTTTGGCGCTTGCGCAAGGCGGCGCCCCGGGTTGAGTTTGTGCATATCAACTGGAAGCGCGGCAGCGCGGCCGGTTATATCGCTAAATATATTGCTAAAAATATCGATGGTAAGAATGTGCATGATGAAAGCATCGGTGCGGATTATGAAGCTTTAGAGTTGGATAGTGCGGCGGTTACTGCCGAGCGGGTGGATGCGTGGGCGGCGGTGTGGGGTATCCGCCAGTTTCAGCAGATTGGCGGCCCGTCGGTAACGGTGTGGCGCGAGCTTCGCCGGTTGGAGATTTCGGATGATGAGGATGAAGGCGAGCTGATGCGGGCGGCGGAAGCTGCGGATAAGGGCGATTGGGCTAAGTTTGTGATGGTTATGGGTGGTGTTGACTGCCGGCGCGATGTGCGCCCGGTGGCTTTGTATAAGGAGGATTTCGGCGAGATGAATAGATATGGTGAGCCGTGTGCGCCTGTGGTGCGTGGTGTGGTCGAGCGGTCTACGGGGGTGTTTAAAATCGGCCATGTGCATGATTGGGTTGTGAAAAAATGCGGCGAAGCCGCAGCTTGGACTTGTGTCAATAACTGTAACAATTCGAAATTTTCGGAGACGAAACCCTTATCAGATAAGGCTTTGAACGGTTTTGAAGGTGCTTATGACTTTGAGGCGGCGGAAATTCGCGAATGGCTGCGGCAGAAAGGCGAGAATCCGCATGTGGATATTGAGCCTTACCGCGTGATTTTCAGACAGCAGCGCCATATTGATGCGGCCGAAGCGGATGCTATTAGGCTGCCTGAAAGTGTGGTGGCGGATATTTTGGAAAGTGCGCAAATCGGCGCGCAAGTGTTGCGCCGCAAATCGGATAACTTGTGCACCATGCGCGACTATATGGCGGCGATTGCCAAGCTGATGCCGAAGAAACGCGGTATTGCGCCGAAGCGCGAAAAATTGGATTTGAGCGATTGCAAGGTAAGTAAGAAACCTAGCAGGGTATGGAATGAGCCGGTGGCGGTTACGCCGGAGGCGTTGATTAAACGTTCGAAAGATTTGCGCATGAAAATGCGCGCAGCAATGGAACAGGATGCCGCCAAGCTGGCGGATGCGATGCAGTAAAGGGGATGGAAATGCAGCAGCAAAATCAGAATTTTAATGAGTTATTGGAGGGGCTGAAGCAGGCGGTGATGTCATCTATGATGGATGATAAAAACCTGTGGACGTCGGAGCGTTGCGCAACTTATTTGGGCTATTCAGTGCGCTATTTCCGCCGCTCGATTGCCACGCTTAAGGGCTTTCCGAATCCGATTATTCTGCCCACGGCCGCCGCGCGCGGCGGTGAGCGTTGGGAGCCGAAAGAGGTTAAGGCGTGGGCCGAAAGGTTTCGGAGGGGGTAATCATGAGCGTGCATTTTTCAAGCAAAACAGATTTATGGGCAACGCCGCAGGATTTTTTTGACAAGCTTAATGCGGAGTTTGGCTTTGAAACGGATGTTTGCGCATTGCCGGAAAATGCAAAATGCCCGGTGTTTTATACGCCGGAGGTAGATGGATTGAAGCAAACATGGGGGGTGTATGCTGGATGAATCCGCCATATGGGCGCGAGATCGGCAAATGGATGCAAAAGGCATATGAAAGTAGTTTGAGCGGCGCAACGGTGGTTTGTTTAGTGCCTGCTCGCACTGATACCAAATGGTTTCATGATTTTGCCATGAATGGTGAGATTAGATTTATTAAGGGGCGTTTGAAATTTGGCGGGGCGAAAAATTCTGCGCCTTTTCCGAGCGCGGTTGTGATTTTTAGAGGTGTGGGGAATGGTATTGTGGGATGAGGTTTTGGGATTGGAGATTAAAGTTAGAGACTTAAAAGAGGCGGTTGATTACTTTGAAAAACAGTCACACGACCAACTAAAAGCAGGAGCGCAAGTTATCGAATCGAATCACAGCAAGGAGGATTACTACCTTGAGGTGTTTGATAATGGGGTGATAGTGGAAGGTTATTTTGATTTATAAAACTGATATTTAAAGGTATTTAAAATGAGTAATGAAAAAGAGTTGTCTAGGATGAAGTTTAAATTTGGCGATATGGTGCGCCATAAAGAGACTGGAGAATTATTGATTGTCTCGGATTTGGAAAAGGACGAAAACAATATTGTGGCGATGTACCAAGCTGATGCGATCGTGTGGTCGGTTGATAAGGACTTACTGGAGCTGGTGCCGCATCCCGATACTGTTCGCTTGGAATATATGGGAAAATTGGTAGCTGAATCAATGGGGATGAAATATGACGCCGTCGAACACCGTAGACAGATAGATGAATCAATTAAATCAACATCAAAGCCTAGATTTTTTTGGATTGGAGAGGAAACAGAGATTTTTGTCGGTAAAGATATTTATGTGATTTTGGATAAGTTCTTTAAAGATGATGAAGGTAAAGAAATTCTGGAAAATGGGTTGTTTGGGGAGATTGATCCGAATGGGAAAATGGTAAGGTTGGATTGTCCTGTGCAGGTTGCGGATGATTTCATTCCTATGTTGAGTTTGGCCGGTATTGATTGGCAGGATAATCCGCGGCAAGTTTGTACGAAATATTAATATCGTAGGAGTAGTAGGC